CACCCGTTACTGTTGAGTGGTCTACACCATCAGATACGAGGTTGTAAAGACCGTTAAGCTCAAGGCACTGGTCTGCTGTTACAGTACCGGCCGCTTCGACCTCACCGTAAGCACCTTCGAATACGATCGATACGTCTGCAGAAGCCAACGAAGTGAGGTCTGAGGCTGACGTACCAACATATTTCAGATTGTACGTGCCATCTTCATAGTCAACGTTCTCGACTTCGAACGGACCAAAGAGGTCGGTAGACGGAACAGTACCATCGAGTTCTGATTTCAGAACACAGTTAACCCGAAGACCCGGCTGTAGCCACTGTGCCGCACTGTAACCACCTGCAGCAGCAAGTCCAGTTAGTTCTGCTGGGGTTGTGCTTGATGCACCAGAAGCAGGGAAGTACTCACCAGCAATGATTGCGGCTTCTGTTACCGCACCGGCTGTAAATCTGGCAAGTTCACCATCTCCGCGACCGCCAACGATTCGTTCCATCTGCTGACGAGCAAGACGAAGAGTGTCATCCATAGCAGAAGACACGGAATCGACATAAGCACCAGCACCAGCTTTAACAGTACGAACTGCAGGGCCAGTGAGAGAGAAGAATGCGTTAAGGTATTTAATCCTTGAAGCACCCTGGAAGCCCTTTTGAGTGCGACCTTTTACAAAGTCTCCACCTTCAGAGATTCCACCAAATCCACCAGCACCGCGATGCTTGAATGCTTTGATAATCTGATTACCTTGGAAATCGATCCTGCCACCAAACTCACCAAACATCTCCATCAAAGGAGTTGAGTGGAACGTGGTGTTGTTCAACGCAGGTAGATATACGTTTTTGAGCAACCCATCGACAGTTGCACTGAACTGATGGCTCTGTCTGGTTGCATCGATTACTGATTGTGTGTTTGAAGCTGTCATAATTTAATTCTCCCGAATTTTTAGATTTGCCCAGACCCTTTCATGTACTCGAGTGCCATTTCTTTATGATTGCTCATATTGGCATTAGCGTACTGATTAGCAGGAGGAGGGACGCTACCGCCACCCGAACCCGCTGGGACTGGAATTTGTCTATTTACGTTTACATTACCGCCCGGAACCTGACCGGCCCGAACCTGACTTGCACCATATGCGATATAGTGCTGTTTGAGGGCTTCCAGTTCAACCGAGGCTTTACCGGCATAGTAATTGTACTGCTGTGGAGTAAGTTTCGCCGGATCAAGTCCAGCCTCTCTTGCACCTCTGTCAGCCAATACACCAGTAACCGACATCATAGCCAGTTCAGTTGCACTTTGAATCCCTGCGTCCATCTCTGCAAAGTGAGGGTCACTTCTTGCTACATCTAACACGGCATTCACATTTGCGTTCGCCTGCTGAGCCTGTTCGGTCGCGGTGAACTTCTGTGTAACGGATGCTAACTTAGCGTCGTTATTTCCCTGAATTGCATCTAATACTCTTGTGTTTGTTTCGAGGGTTACTCCCTCTCCGCTTGCCGCCTCTTGATCATAAGCGGCTCTAGCGTCTATTAATTCTTGTGCTGCCTGTGCTACCGGATCGTTACCGACCTGTGCCTGGAACTGCTGACTTGGCTGTTGTGTCTGTTGCTGATTGCCTTGGAAATGATTACGAACCATTTCGTCAGTAATCAATCCAGATTCAAGCTGTTCTGCCATATCACTCATGGGGTCAATCCCTAAAGCTGACATAAGCTTATTGCTCCTTGCATTCTGCTGCTTCAGACGCTCGTTGACGGCCTTTAGGTCTACAGAGGCGTCAATGATAGGGTCTACCGCTGGAACGCTCTCAGCGGGCACGTCCGCGTTCTGATTGAACGTGTCAACTGTCGGTGTCTGCTGTGCATCTCCCGGTGCTGGGAATCCACCAGATACGTCTGCATTGCCAAGTGGTTGTACGCCGCTAGCGTCAGTTACCTGATCTGCGTTGTTTGTGTTTACATTATCCATTGTTACTTACCTTTCTTATCTTTGTTATCAGTATTTTTGCCCGACAAGTCCATCTTGCTCAGGGCTATTTGCTGTGGAGTCTTACCTTTAATGAGCATTTCACGCTCAAGGTCTCTCTGGTACGCTGCTTCTGCACGTTGCTGGATTACCATCTGATGTTGACCGATATGTATATTCATACGGTTAATCAGTTCAATAAACAACGCATTGCCAGTACTCTTTGCTTTCCAGAAGTTACTCAGCAAATATTCACTGTGGACCTGAATATGCACTGAATGGTCGTCAAAGTTGTTAACCTGTGGGATAAACAGGTATTGTTCAAGTATCTGAGCAACCTGTTCTGGCGTTGCACCTTCTGGCAGATTAACATCCTTAAGGTTTTCTTCCGCAGCAAGAAACTCCTTAGCCGCGAAGTTCTTCTGTTTTGAATGTTTCTGCATAAGAACAGTAGCATTACCCATATTCATCTGCTCAAGCGTCCATGTCCTTAGCACAGGGTCCTGTGGATCGCCAAGAACACCAGACTGCCATGCCTGGAATGCTTGAATCTTCTCAGCTTCCTTGTCGATCGGCATAGAAGAGTGACGTCTTACTATCACATTCATCTTCCCCTGAAGCTGTTGTCGGTCGATCTTAAAGATTGTCCAGTCGTAGTCTGTACCAACCACATTCACAAGTCTGTCGTTTTCGTAGTTCTTAAGAGCAAGAGTAAGTGCTTGATATGCAACTCTCTGGTCTGCTTCCTCAAACGCCTCGACAATAGGCCCCAGTTGCCGTGTGTCCGCGTTCGCAAGTCTTTCCAGGCCTTTACCACTCTCGATGTTCCGAGGGGCTATACCCTGCGATGCGTGATGGAAAGCAAACAATGAATCGATAGCAAGTTTCTTATCGTTCAGGTAACTAAAGACCTGGCTATTCATTGGAACGCCGGGTTCCCTTGTTGGTTTGCCTACCGGTCCGTCATACTCGATTATATTGCCAGCCCCATTGTCAAGCGACCTATGCCTGAGTTTAGCAGACTTCGGAGCCATTATGATAGCGTTGCCCATGATATCGATATTCTCGTCTATCTGGCTTGCGAGTTCGTTTAGCTTTCTCTGTAATGGCCTTGCCTGACTTATCCGGCTAATAGATCCATTAGACACACCAGTTATATTCATCGGTGCTGCAGGGATAAACGGAAGTTCTCCATGCGGGTACATATCAGAAGGATACGGAGCATGCATAACAACCTGAGTTCCAAGCATAACCGCGTAAACTCCGGTTGGCATTGACTTAGATGGCTTCTCCCAATACTCGTAGTAATCGATAAATTCGTCAGACTCAAGCTGCATATGAGAAGATACGTCCATCTTTGGAACGAATGTGGTCTTATTGCCAGTAAAACCATTTACAAGGTTATTGAACTGCCTTGTGAGGCCAACCTCAAATTCTGATTCTCCGTTCTCGCTTGTTGAGATGAACTGAGATTTTAGCTTGTCATGTATTTCTGTGCCGAATCTATCAACAACCCAGTTTGACGTAACTCGCTTTGCATGGATAATCCACTTAAGCTTATTCAGGTTTGTCTCTCTGTAGTCATAAATGAGCTGATTGGTTGGAATACATTCAATCTGCACTTCACCCTGCATCAAAGCTTCACCTACAGGGATGTTCGGATTGTGAGCGATGTTCTGAGAACCATCCTCGTTCATTGGATCGGGGTTGATTCCGATTACTGTATCATTAGCATCCCAATAGACCTTTCTCCATCCTATAGTCGAGATGTCCCACCATAGTACAGCCTCGCCACGCTTGAAGTCACGGCCGATCTTACGTTGTAAGACCTTGAGTATCTTATCGCCGGCTATCGCAGTAGCACGGTCATCGTCATCGGTTCCAGCAGGCACTACGTCATAGATCGCAGGACTCGCAGTAGCGGTCGCAACGTCGTTCTGGACAGCAGGGAGGATTACATTGACAACCTCGTCAGTGATACGCCTCTTTGGAGCAGGAGCGATAACATCACCATTTATCTCAATGTTCTGATACCCGACAAGGTAGCATATATTGGCGGTAGTCTCGTTGACAATATTCCTACGATGAGGTGCAAAGCTTCGTTTCCGAGAGCTTATTATTTTGGCAACGTGAATAGCCTGCTCGTCATCAGCCATAATGAACTGAGTCTCTAAAGCCATTTTATTTGGTTTACGTTCTTCGCTCAAGGTTCACTTCCTTTTCAATACCGTTGTCTGTAGTAACAAGAAACGACGTTTTGCAACCGATGCATTTTATTACTGCGTCCCTGGCAAGAATCTCCATGCCTTTATGTTTGACATGTATGAACTTGCCGTTGCTTCCGAAGTCGCTTACTTTCGCAACCTTACGATAGCACTTAGGGCAGTTTAGATTTTTAGATAATAGTCCCACGGGTTTCTTCCTCGTCTTCTTCTGTTTCTTCTTCAATAGAGGTATCAAGTCCTGCAATATACAATTCGATCTCACCCATTTCCTGTATTCTGTCTGGATGCAGTTGCTTCATTCTTAGCCAGCATGAATGAAAGAACTTGTCTCTAGTGCAAAGTCCCTCACTGATCTGGTTTGACGTTATTTTAACTTCCTGTGGAACATCAAGGGCATCCATCACGTCGTCAACTGTCTTTCTAAGTAACCTGAATCTCATAGTCTAATCCCTTTCTTTTTTCTGCCGTTTGCCATCTGCTGCCTAAACTGCTTCCAACACCTCTTGGTGTCAGTGTCAATCGTCTGTGCCGTAATCTGCTTTGCCTGCCGTGGTTTAGCGAACGGATACATCTTTGCTCCGTGATAAGCCATCATCAAGGCCATTACCGTATCATCGTTGAACCCGTCTGCTGCACCAGCCTTACCCTTTGACTTCATATAGACGAAGTTCATCATCTCAGAGAGAGTTACCGGATCATGTAAGATGATACCACCTTCTGTCAGAGCAAGCTGCATCTCGTTTATCAATAACCACTTTGATGATTCTGTGGTCCTGAATCCATACTTGTCTGATATGTCCACATCCTGATCGAGTCTGGTTTCTTGCTGATAGTTTCTTGGGTACTTATAATAATCTAAAAGAGCATCCTGTACCGAGTTACCCGGATAGTTGATTTCCATTACTATCAGGGCTTCGTTATAATACCGTCCGAGTTGATTGGCAAATTCGCTCACCCGGTTTACGGGCCATTTGGCTCTAAATGTTGCAACCTGCTCGAACGGTATTGTGTTGCTTAATACTTGAAAGCATGTGTAGTCGTCTGCAAGTCCAGTGCTTGCGTCACCGCCAAGCGTGTATACCATTCCTGGCTCTGGCTCTCTCATGATCCTTAGTGGACCCATTTCTTGTTCGACGAAAGTATACATTATTCTACGATAGTCCACTCTGCAGTAAGCATCTCGATCATTGTTGGTATCCACGGAACCATTCCAAACCTGCTAGTTACATAGAAGTATGGTGCTGACATCTTGCTATTTTCGTCAGGAAGTTGAATTGATATGAACACATCATCCTGCCATGCATCTAATCGTGCCTTTTTCCCTATTCTCATTGCCGCAATTGCATCTTCGAAGTAAATTATTTCTTCCATAATCCTATGCCTTTCTTAATTGCTTAACTTGCTAATGCCAATATCCCATCGACATGTGGCATTGCTGAGTTTTCAAGTGCTAGTAATATTTGCCTGTCGAATACCGGACGACCACCGAAGATGATATACTTCCCTTCGATTCGAACGTTCCGTTCATCTTCTGGCATTGACTTACAAAGCTTATCGATCTCACTCAGCGGGATATAAGGATTCTCTCTCATTCCTGCCATCGTGTAGTAAACATCTTCACGGTCAAGCGTGTCTTTCAGCCATTTAGTGCCTTCGACCGGTGTTGCTGTCATAAGCCAAGGTGCGGCTTTGTCAAGCGTTCTGATCTCAAGCTCGCCGAACACACCCTCTTTCAAAGGCTCTTCGTCTACCCATGCGAAGTCAATCTTAGCACTCTGGAACTTACCTTTGCCTGAGTCTACCGATTTGAACCATACTTCCCATTCTCTGCCGTCAGACTTAAGAGTCCAGTATCCAAGCTTGCCATGCCACTTACCCTTTTCTTTGTACCGCTTTGGAATAAGCGATTCGAAATAAGGCTGTAGAACAGACCCTATGATCTTGCTGTCAAGCCCGACAACCCATGCTATGCCCTCTTTCGGACTCACATAGGTAGGATGTTCCCCTGTGACCATCATCGCGGTCACAAACGCCCCTAGCTGGCTCTTACCGATACGGTTCGCTCCGCAGGCAACACACCCTTTGTACTTTGGCATGT